AGTCCAACATTGATAAAGTCTTCTTCTGTTTGCTCAACAAGACTTTTGTTAGGCACAATAGTAATTGTACGACCATATTTTTCAGCAAGGTGACTTAGTGTGGCTGTAGTAATTGTTTTACCAGCGCCTGTGGCAATTTCTTGTAATGCCTGCGTATTAGTCAAAAAGGTGTTAATTGCCTCAACTTGATAATCACGCAACATAATAGGCTGGCCTTCTTGTTGATGTCCTTTTGGCCAAACTTTTCCTAAGTCTGCCCAGTACGATTCTGTTACAGGTTCAAACTGAATTTTACTAGTTGTTCGTAAATCTTCTAACTCGCCTATGTCGATGTCCATGTTACCGAGTATACCCAAACATCTTTCAAGTTGGCTTAAATACCCGTTGCCGCCAAGACCAAACATTGACACTTTTCCATCCCACCGGCCTAGTTGGAACGCTGGCCTGTATCTTGCAGTAGGGTCTAAATATTTAAAAGTTGCCGTTAATTTTTTACGGGCATCAAGAGATAACCCTTCAAACTTAATATTAACTTCGTCTTTGATTACTAATTTTACAGTCATTTTATAATTAACCTTTGATCTATAATTGCAGGTTCGCTTGACCATTCAATTATAAGATCGCAACAATTTGCGTAGATTGCTGTCTTGCCATGACGCATTCCCATATGACTATCTAGTGTAATTACACTCATTGGTTTCCATGCGTTTTTTAAAAAGAATTTTGGAAGTTTTCCACTAGAAACTCCGGCCACTTGTGTGGTAATACCTAGTGGGTAATTGTATTTGTTAGTTGCAATTAGTTTATTAAAATCTTTACCAGAGTCATCATTTGGCAATCTGAAGTAAATTCCCACGTCGTTAACAATACCATTTGCTAGTAATGCATCGGATAAAATTTGTAAGTTTTCTTTATATTTGTTATTGACTACTGTGTCAAATATAATAAGAAGTGGTAGTCTTTTTAAATCAATAAGACTACTAATAATATCGGATAATGAGTGTTGATTCTTGTCAACCCATATTTTTGTCTTTGATCTATTTGCAATATACTCAGTTAATGTCTCGCCTGGGTTTTTAATCTCCGACGGAAGATACTGATATCTGACACTGCGATCATTAATAATATTTTGATCTAGTTCAGTTTCAATCCCAAGATCAGCGGTAATTGCCTTGTGAAAATTAGGATACTCTATATTTGTTAATAAAAACTGATTGCATGTATCTGTTTTGGGCCAAGATTTTATAGTGGCATAATGTGCTTGAAGTTGTTCATCGATATCAAAATCGTATTCCAATAACGCATCAACAAGCAATACTAAATTCTTTTCAGTATATTCTGCTGAATATTTCTTACCATTACCTATTACAATTAAATTTTCGCATGCTTTATCAATTAATTGCAGTGCTTTTCGAATTGCAGTATTAAACGTAAAGTCTACAGTGATAAAAAAATCACCATCCGCATCTCTTTCCAGGTATAATCTTTTTATTTGTTCAATCTGTCTAAAGGTTCGACTCCACAACGGAGTAGTGATCGCCTGCTCAATTTCTTCGGTAAATTCTGTTAATTTTGCAGAATTATCTTTAAGAATTTTAATTGCAAGACGGCCTTGATTTTCAGTAACAAACAAATGACTGTTTATGCTTGATGCCAAACTACGTAATACATTACAATCTCGTGAAGAGATAACTTCTTCAATGCAAGGAGAATTAAAATTTACAATTTTTAATAATAGATTATCAATAGGTATCATATGATTAATTATACACTACTTTTTTCTAAGAAGCAACCTCTTAGAAAAAAATAGGCCTTGTATTATTTAAGGCCTATAGTTGTTGTTTTGAGAGAATTAGTTATATGCTTGCATCTTCCATGCCTGCAACACGTAATTTTACAATGTTAGTTAATTGCCATTGTTTTTGATCAAGAGCTTTAGTAATACCTAACCATTTATTTCGGAGCAAAGCAAACTCGTTGATAATCTTTTCAAAGTCAACTACATCTGCTTCTCCTTCCACATAACGTTCGCAATCTCGACTACTTAGAGCACGTTGATAGTTTTCTAAATATTTTCGAAAATGCTGACTTTTCAAACGTCTAAGTTCAATGTTTAAGTATTCTAAAATAGCCTCAATTTCTTGAAGTTGGCTAAATCGTTGTTCAACAACGCCTGGCATATTTGCCGAAGCCTTTTCAATATTTCCAACAATGCAGCATTCTAATCTTGCTTGGTCTAATTCAGCATTATAGAATTCAACAGCGTCAGGAATATAAGAAATATCCTTGGCTATTTTATTATACCACATTAAAAGTCCAGTTCTTGTGTGTCGTCTTCGTCTTCGTCATCATTGAGATAATAATCAATAGCTTGGTCTAATGAGTCGTCGACACCTTTAGCATCTTTCAAAACTCGATCACCTACGCCAAAATCTGCAAGTAAATCAATATAACGTTCTGCTACAGTCTCTAATTGTTTTTTATCTAGATACTCGACAAAGTTTAACCAGATGTCACCCACTTGTGTTTCATTCAACATGTTCTTCTGTCTCCTCAGGAATGGTAGTTGTTGTTAAAGGTCTGATATGAAATTTATTCATTATCATATCTAATTTATCATCTTTCCATTCTTTTCGGTAGAATTTGAATTCCTCACCTGTTTCGGGATCAACCCATTTGAGTCTGTTGCCTTCTTGTTTCAGTAAGCCAGCTTTCTCGCACATGTCTACCATGCCTGAATAGGGATTCATGCCTGTTTCATATGGAATTTTGATCTGTACAGTTTCAAAAGGTTTAGCATAACGTGTTTTCATAATCTTGCATGATGCACGAATACCCATTACATCTGACACTTTGTTGCCATCCTCATCCTCTTTGAGTTTGAGTTTTTTCATAGCAACAACAATACTGGATGCATACACAAAACCTTGTCCGCCTGAGATCTTGTCGTCTGGATCAAACATGTCCTGACTTGCATAAGTGTGGTTGGTACATACCATACCTACATTGTAACTGCCAAACATGTTTACACAGTTACGAACCAAACTGGTAAGTGCTTTAGGTTTACGGCCCATGTCTCCTTTCATGTCACCAGCTTGGAACTGGTTAATGTCAGTAGGGGTAAGCAACATACCCAATGAGTCTATGACAAATAAGACTTTAGGACGCTCGCTCATTTCTTTGTACTCTTTCATGAATTCATGAATGGTTTTGGCCACATCATCAATCATTGCCATGTTGAGTTTAAGAAGTTTTTCTTCGCTAGTGTCTACACCCAATGCGTGTAACCATTTTTCATCCAATGCATTTTCTGTATCAATCAGGATAACATAAATGCCCTGTGCTTGTGCGTTACGTACTAGATTGCCTGAACAGATAAAACTTTTACCTGCACCACTTTCACCGGCAAACACAGTGACTTTTCCTAATGGAATTCCTTTGTGGAAATCGCCGCTGATCAAGTAGTTGAGCGTGAAGTTGCCTGTGCTAACCCAATCTGTAGGATCGTTAAATCCTACACCAAGACCGTCAATACTTTTGGTCAAGGTCTTTCTAAATTTCGATAAATCGAAGGCTTTTGTGGCCATAAGTTAATTCTCCTAAATAAGATAACCAGGGCGTACAACTAGGTTGCAGAGGCCCAGGCCGTTTACGCTTTTTGACGATTGCGGATCATTGCCAAGATGTCTTGGGCACGTGAATCGCCGCCTGCGGTTGCTTCAGCTTTTGGTGCTGGAGCAGACTTAGCTGCTGGTGCTGGATCAGCATCAAACGGTGCATCGTCGTCATGTGCAACAGGTACTGGTGCAACTGTTGCTTTAGGAGTTGATCGATTAGGATCGCCGGTGTTCTGGCTCATGCCAGCTGGTTTGAAATACTGTCCCCAACGTTCCATGTCGTATGGTTCGCCGTCAACACTTGCTTCAAACATTTCTTTCATAACTTTCAATTCAACTTCGCCTGGTTTCTTAGGCAAAAAGTCTGACAAGTTATACAAGCCATGCTGTTTGATAGCCGCTTGTTCAACATCACTTAGTGGACGCTCACGACGTGCCCAACTGGATGTTGAGTAGTCAGCATAACCGCCTTTTGAACCTTTCTTCATACGATAGTCCAAGCCATGTACAAAGTCAGTTGGCAAGTCTTCCAACTCTGGATCAACCAATGCCGCACGGATACTGGTAAAGATCTGAGGACCAATAATAAATCTACGGATTGGATTTTCTGGAATTTCATCGCCTTTTTCGCCAAGACCGTCTTCAGTAACAAAGCCTTGGAAAATATAACTACGCTTCTTCCAATATTTACGACCCATGTCTTCCAGTGCTGGATCTTTAAACCAAGCACGTACTTCGCTCAAGATTGGACATGTTGAACCATCATTGTACATTTCTACACAAGGTACTTGTACTGTGATGTTTTTGCTTTCTGATTCGCCTTTGATTCCAGAGAAAGGCAATTTAATCATTGCACGTTCTACCCAGAAAAAAGTGTTGTCGGTGTTACCATCTGGTAAGAATCGCATGACGGATTCGCCACCTTCTTTAAGATTCCAAAACGGATAAATTGATTTATCTCCGCCGGAACGTTGATTGTCTGAACCTTTTGATTCCGATGCCTTGAGTTTTGCTCTAATTTCTGCCAAAGTTGCCATAATAGTTTCTCCTGTATTAGCCTTTGTGTTTGCATTTCTGCTGTTTTTGCCTATATGTTTTATACATCATGTATAAAACAAAAAGTGCATATATGTTATTATACGCACTTTTATTTATGTTTGCAAGAGAAATCTTGCTGGAAATACGAGTTGTTTACTCGATTATCTGTGATGAACCAAAGTCATAATTCTGTTCAATTCGTCATTTTGAAAGCCAGATGATTCTCTAATACCACCAAGTGGTTCGAATCCAAGTCGCCCTCCGCCTGATTGTACTGGTTTTCCGTCACTAGTCTTCCATTGTCCGCCTGTGCCAGTTGCAACTGCTGCTGGAGTTGCCGTTGTTGTTCCTGCAGGTGCCGCCGCCGCCGCTGTTGTAGGTGCAGCGTTACTAACAGCCCGTTGTTGGGCATTGTCCCATGTGGCATTTTGATTAGCGGCTACTGGAGCACTTTGACCACCTAAGAAATTTGGTAATGCTTTTTGTAAACCAGTACGTGTATCTGGGGCCGCTTTGGTGCCGCCCCATGTTGGATCAAA